AATTACCTTCCAAGCATGGCGGCAATAAACCCCGCCTTTAAAACGAAACAAATCGTACGGTCTACCTTTATGACCTAATTGTCTATTAACCCCTTCTCTACTCGCTTTATCAATATCTTCTATTCTATATACAAATCCTGCTTTTGCTAATCTCATCATATTCTTGCAAAATGTTCTAGTCGATTTGCTAGGTTTTCTGCTCTTTTTAATGTACTTAAATCGTACTCTATAAAATGATTTATCTAAAGCACTTGGTCTATCTTCTTTACTAATAATTTCATCAGCAAACTTGTCTTTTTTATTTTCTTTAATTAGTTGTTTCGCCCAATCTTCGTAATCATCAACTACGCCCTCGTCTTGTTCATCTACTACTTCCCAAACTTCCTCGTCTATTATTTCGCCTTCCAATTCTTCAAAAACTAGGTTTAAATCATCATCTGACATTTCCACTAATTCCTCAGTATTTATATCTTCTTTTGTAACGCCTTCTTTCTCTTGATCTTCTTCACTTTGTGTCTTGGTAACTTCTAAATCAATAAAATCAGCGGGTTTAAGCGATTTAAAGTACAAATCAAGGTTTATATCATTAACTTTAAAAATCTTCTCTAAACCCTTTAAAAGCGTGTTTTGGAACGGAATTACCACAGTATTGTTAAATAAACTGTAGGCATCACGTAATTCGTCTGCATTATTACCTAGCCCACCGCCTTCTGAACGAATACCAAATAATATCGGTGATGTTACTCTATGACCTGCTAGTATTTGATTAACGGATTGTTTAGACATTTCTACCCACGCTGACTGAGCATCATTCATTTGGATAGGTTCTATTGTAGGTGTTGTTTCTTTACCATCATTAAAAGTGATTAAGATTTTACCTGCATTTCCTGTTCCTGCAAACTTTTGATTTAATTGTCTTTCAATAGTACGCCGTTCTTCTTCAGTCGGTACGCCATTACTGAAACCTACGTGCATTGATGGTGTCATACCACTAGTTATATTAGATAAATGAAACTGAGCAATCTCTAGTTCCATTTGAATCCAATCTGTAGCTGCAACGTAATCAGGTGCAAAGCCATAAAATAATGCAGGGTTTTTATCTCTAATCATTAGTATTTGACTAGCTTGTGTTCTATCTTCTGTATTAAAGGCTGCATAAGGTCTTGGTCTGTATTCAGATTTTTTAGCTTTAGACCAATCAGCAGAATAATAATAAGTATCTATTTCGCCATCTATCATTTTACCTGAACGTATGTATTGTGCAGGTATGTGAATCATCTTAGCTATTTTACTTCTATCTCTTGACCATATTACATTTACATAACAACCACCGAATAGCTTTAAATCTAATGCAAGGTCTTTTAATACATCATCATCAGAATTATGTAATAGTTCCGTTAAACGCAAATAAGACTCTTTAGTGTCTGTAGACTCATCAACATTAGTAGCAGCTAAACCCTCACCATAGATCATAGCCCCTATTGACTTAACTAAAGCACCATTAATAGCACTTCCTAAGAATAGCTCTAGCAAATAATTTGGATAAAGGTTATCCTCACCAAACGATACCCAATCATTTCGAGTATCTTCAATTAAATGAGGTATGTTATAATGTGATAATTTTATTAAATCTAAATTCATAATTATATTGTTATATAAACACTTTCTGTGTCTGTATCGTTAGTTGTGTATGCTTTGTAATCTACTGTAGAACCACCTGTAATAGTAGCAAATTTTAAATTAACCAAACCATTATAAACAACTTTAATAGTATTAGCTACCACTAAATTAGTATCGTTGTTATTTTGGTATATAGTTAAATTATAAAAACCAAAAGGAAAATCATCAGTTCCAAATAAAATATCTCCTGCTGATAAATTTTCTGTACCACCAGGTGCTACAACTTTAACGCCAATACCAACTGACCGTACTTGATTAGTCAAATATAAGGAATAAGGCAATGCTAATTTAGTATTTCCTGTTAATTGACTTTCAAAAGAAAGTAAAGGCTTATAAGCCATGCTAGTCATTTCATCATAAATACTAACATATCCCTGTTGGATTACATTAACAAAAGAATACTGTATTAATTGAATCATATTATTTATTTTCTGTATATAGTGATAATCTTACGTCTTCATCTAAAGCTAAAATTTCTTCTTGTGATAGTTCATCTAAAGGTTTATTAATAGAAAAAACAATCCAATCCTTCCATTCTTTTTTAAGATTCCAAGTCATATTTCTTCTTCTTTTTAGGTTTTTCTTCTATGAAATAAGAATTTCTAATACTTTCACCTAGTTTCTTTATTTCCCATTGTGTTAAATCATTTAAGGGTGCGTTACAATTCGGAACGGTTTTCCCTTCGTATTCTTTTTTTACTTTCCAAGCCATAGTGTTTATTAATAAATATAAAAGTTAGATTATTGTTTTTTAGTGTACAAAAAAAGGGGCAATAAAACCCCTTCTTTCTTTTTTATAGAGTAACGATTATGTTCCTGAAACTATAGTCAATTCAGAATCTGCATCACCTAATTGGTCAAATGGATAATCTGTTCCACTACCATTAGTTTTCTTAATTGAGTATATAGGTTCTTTTTCTTCTGCACTAAATTCTAAAGTATATCCACTCATGTCTCCCTTTGCCGCACCACTAACAATAGTTCCACCTGTTACATCACAACCGTTATCAAGACCTAATAAGAACACATTGTCATTATTATCTTGTACAAAAATTTGAACCCTATTATATGACATCAACTTAATTTGATTTGATGTTGCAGGGTTTATCTTTTGTAAGGTTACTGATAAAGTTTGTGAAAAAAATGTAGTTCCTGTAGCTGCATCAGCATTAACATTTACAGTCATACTTGACAAATTTGGTCTTAGGTCATATTTATATAAAGTCATTGTAGAACCTGTTGGCGTACCATAAGCTGACCAACCTGTAAACCCCGCTGTATCTATTTGCAAAGGATCAGTTCCATTAACTGTCATGTGTTGACCTATATTAGAAGAATAATTTGCACAGAAAAATAGGGTTTTTAAACCGCCTATTTGGTCTTTACAATCTACTAATCGTCCTGCTGTTAAATTACAAGCCATTTTATTTTATTTTTAAAAGTTAATAAAAGGGTGGTATATTTCAACCACCCATTTTAAAGTATCTATTAAGTCCAAACAGTTGAACCATATACACCATCAGTTGCAACAGCAGTTTGAACACCAATTGCAAAGTTCATTACAACTCTTACGTTGTCTGAACCATCATATTCGTAAGTAGGGATTAACCTTGCTTCAGTCCAGTCCGTAGCTAGGTTAGTTCCAAATACTAAGTTTTCAGGATAAGTGAAAAGAATAGTATCGTTAAACATTCCTGGACATCTGTAAATTGGATAACCGAAATAAGTTGCAGTATCAGCTTTTGCATCAAATCCTAATCCTGAAATTTGTCCTTGATTAGAACCCGCAGCAGCTAATGCTTGAATGTAGAATCCATAAGTTTTGTTGTTCATGTAGAAACCAACGCCTGGTTTAGTAAGTATTCCCGAAATATCTGAAGCAGCTTTGTCATAAACAGCAGCCATATCAGTTAAGATGTCTGAAGCTGCTAAAGCATCAGCAAAATCTACTTCTGAGAAATCTTTACACGCTGAAGCATCAGCACCTGTTTCGTCTTGCGTTCCATCATCAGATAAGAAGCCTGTTCCGAAAGGAGAAGCACCCTGCCATATTCCTATTTCTAATTGAGCAGCAGCTTTACCCGCAACTACTTGTAGTAAGAAATCAGAAAAAGACTGCGGTAAATTACCATTTCTGTCCATTCCTTGTCCCATCCAGGTAGGGAAAATTGTCCCCCTGCAGATTTCCTCATTTACTTTTAAATCAGTCAAACTAAGGACTTGCTCACTTGTTGATGTGTCATTTCCGCTAGAGAAAGAACACGCAGCAGCAACAATAGGATTAGCACAAGCTATATTGTTAATTACTGCACTTTTTGTTAAACCATCTAAGATTCTAACATAGCCTTTCGCCACCGTATCTGGGGAGCGTAATGCTGCTGTGACGTAGGGCATCGCATGGACACCGGCATAAGTATCACCGTTTACAGTAATATCAAATTCACGTCTTTTTGATAATTGAATTTTATTCGCCATTTTTTTTAAATTTATTTGTTATTAATGTAATATGCTGTCCTCTCCATTGGTGACAGTTTCGCTAAATCAACAGTTGCACTAAAGTTTTCACCTTCAGGATTGTAAGAAATACCTTCCGTAGCAGGTTCGCCACTTAATTCAACTATTTTACTTTTAAGTTCTTCTATTTGTGTCATAAGTTCGCTTATAACTTCAGAACTCATTTCTGTTTTATCTTCTTCAGATTCTTCTTTGTTTTCTTCGGAAACTTCTTCAGATAATTCAGCAGATGCTTCTACTTTATCTGCTTTTAAATCAGCAACTGCATCCTCTAAATTTTTAATTCTTTTTTCCATACCTGCCCAATCAGCAACATCAGCTTCTTCAGCTAATTCTTCTTCTTTAGATTCTTCAGATACTTCTTCAGAAAGTTCTTCTTCAGATGCTTCAACATCTTCAGCTTCCTTTTCTTCTCCTAAGTCTAGGATTTCGGATGAATCACCGATAGTCATTTTATTTCCGTTTTCCATTGTATAGCTTCCCGCCGACAATGCTTCTGCTTCGCCATCATCACCGATAGCAAATACTTTAGAGCCAATCATGAATTGCTCATCTTCTGTAGCAATTACACGACCGTCATCTAATTTCATTTCAGCGTAGAATTTTACGCTATAAGATTTAGGTTCGTTTTTCATTTTTAAGATATTTAAAATTTTTTCTATAGTTCCCATAACATTAATAAATATAAAAGGGTTAAAACTGTTTACTTCTTTATCGTTTTACTGTCTTATTTTTAATAGCTGCACAGACTTTAGCAGCTGTTTCTTTATTGCCGTATTCTTTCATTTGGTCACGCATACAATCATCCCATGAATACTTTAACATTGCTTTTCTTTTAGCATAAGCAACATACTCTAACATTTTGTATTTACGTTTATATTTTCTTTTGCGTTTTTTTGTATACAATTCTTCTTTCATTGTAGCAGTAGAATGATCCGCACAAGGCATAAATAGTTTTACCCCATCCACAGTATGAGGATGTGAACCTGAACAACCTTTAAACATTTCTGCATAGATTTCAGCTTCTTCTTTACTTCTAAATAATGGTTCACCATCTAAAGAACCAACAGGGTTTAGTTCGTTTTGTAAAATAACATCTTTAATCTTACCCATCATTACCTCATCAGGACAATCTTCACATACCTCATCTAATATATCTACTTCTTTTGATGCTTCAATTAGCTTATCCGTAAAATATCCTTCAATGCTAAATCCTCTTACTTCTTTATTTTTAATAGCATCCCATATTTCAGGATTGTTTTCTGCTGATACTTGTACAAACCACGTTCCAATTGGTAAACTAGAAAAGCCATACATATTGGATTTGTCATATTTCTTATCCTCTTTAATCCACGATTCTACGACAGTTAAACCGTTTATTGGGTCTTTGTGTTCAAGTGTGTGATTATTGTTGTTTAAACTAGACATAAATAGCTTCTGTGCTTGTTTAATAGTTTCTTTAGTAAAGAACACATCGTATTCTTCATTTGTTTCCTTGTCTAGTCTAGGTATTTTTTTATCAGGAATAAGGATAGCCCCTATTAATTGTTTTTTTTCTTCATCAGCTTTTGCAAGACTTAAAAAGTCATTATTAAAAAAGACGAAATTTTCTTCTATAGCAGGAAACTTTACAACGCTGATAGCATCAACGCCAAACATATCCGCAGTTTCATCTATAATTAGTTCGATTAATTTTCTTATTTTTCCCATAACAATAATAAATATAAAGTTCTTAATTTTGTTTACAACGTAGCTTGTACTTCTAGTTCTTCTTGTCTC